TTCTCTCCATGCCAAAAGAAGAGCAAGATCTATACGCATCTTCTCACCTTCACTAAAGTTCATGTAACTAAACTCATCGCGATATCTAGATTTGATCTGTTCGTTAAATTCCTCGTCCATATGGAACTGAACAAAAAAGTCCATAGAAGTTAAAAACTTGTTAATGAATTTGTTCATATGAGGAAGGTAATACTTAATAATTTTGGATTTTACTCCACCATCACGAAGCAATTCACTTGTTATCTCATGATACATTAAATCTTCAGAATGAGTTTCTTTTTCATTTTCAAGTGCTAGTAAAGCACCTTCCAAAAGTTTTAGTTTTTCTTTTTCATCAACAATATTATTCTTGATAACTGATTTTTCTATCGTTGCTTGAATTCTTTTAATTTCTTTTTCAAGAAGTTCAATCTCTCTATTAATACCTTTTACATAAGAAATAGATTCAATAACTTTCTCAAGATTCAATTCAAGTAATTCAATATGTTTTGAAGTATCCTTAATAGCAACATTTACTCTTTCAATATCATCGTCTATATTTGAAATTTCATAGTTTGTAGTAAGAATCTTTTCCTTCTTTATTTTTTCTTCAATTGCTTGACTACAAGTTGGGCATTTACAATTTTCTTTAAAGAAAGAAATGTGTTGTTGCTTTTGTTTCTTATTTGCGTTAAATTCTGAAATCGCGGAATTATATTTCTTCAATTTAGTTTGACAATCATTTATATGAGTTTTAATATTTTGAATGTCCAACTCCAATGAAGTTTGATCATATCCTCTAGATAAAATAATACTTTTGTAATCAACAATTTTATCATCTAGTTCCTTAATCCTGTCGGATACATCTTCATTCTCTTCTGAGTTTTTCTTTTCAAGAGTAGAAATATAATTTTTTTGAATTGATATTTTACTTTTTTCAAGTTCAATCTTAGAGTTTAATTCTTTGACTGTTTCTTTGAGGGAAAGAATCTTTCCTTTCAACACAACATTCATTGTGCTAAAGATATTAATATCAAGAATGTTTTCAATGACCGATCTTCTATCGGCAGCAGACAGTTGCATGAATGGAACAAAAGAGGAACTACCAAGAATTACCACTTGAGTAAATGTTTTATAGTTCATCTTAAGAATTTGATTCTCAAGATACTCCTGATAATCAAGACTCTTTGCATCTTGATCTACAAGTTCATTGTTCTTATATATTTCAAATACTCTTGGATTGATTCCTCTACGAATCATAAATTTGTCTGATCCACGAAGAAATTCAATTTCAACTATACACCCTTTTCCATTCACAGAATTAACAAGTTGAGGAATGTTAATTTTTCTAAATGGTTTTCCAAACAAAGCAAAAGTAATTGAGTCAAGAAAAGCAAAAGATTTTCCACTTCCGTTGTTACCGCATATAAGTGTAGTATTGTTTTGATCTAGTAATATTTCAGTAAAAGTATTACCAAAAGATCCAAAGTTTTTAAATTTTACTTTTTCAAATTTGATCATTCTACAATTCTTTCAGGGACAATCATCGATCTAAAAGTAGGTCCAAGATCATTGGGAACATAAGCACAAGATTCGACTTTCTTCTGTATCATATACCCAGATTTATTTTCTGGCAAGTCAGGTCGTGGATAAATTGTAAGCATCTTAGTAATCATATCATTATAATCTACTCCATAGTGTCTTGTCAATTCCTCATCTTTTTGAATTGATTTAAGAGCAACGATGCTAACTTTTCTTAATGGTTTATTTAAGATAAATTCAACATTAGGATAATTTGAGTGGTTGTAAATCATTCCATTTCCTGTTGGAATATAAAAAGTTTTACCATTCAACATACAAATATCACAGTTGCAATCCCATTTGATTCCATATCGAGTTACGACCCAATCATTTAATGTATTTTCTGTAACATCAAGTAGAATTGTTTTTGCTTCCTCAATGATATCTCCAGGATTAAAAGGCCTTGCAGCAAAAACTCCATGTTCGTGAATATCTGATTTTTTAACATAACAAAGACCAGGTTGATAAAATCCCGAGTGCGTAAATCCATTTTCAGTCATTTCTCCAAAATAACTGGAATGAGAATTTCTTTTAATTTTTCCGTCTGGTAATTTATCTTCTGGTTTTACACTGTCAAGTAATAAATTCAATTTACGGTTATCAATTGTAAAATCTACATCATTATTCATAAACTAAGACTCTCCATGTATAAATCTTTCATTATTGTTTTCAATTTTATCTTATCAACATCTTTTTGAATATTATCAATTTCCTTGTAGATAATACTCATTGTGTCTTCACCCTCAACAGTATCATTTGAACTAGTTGAATTTGAAATTGAGTTGTCTTCTATAATTGAAATATCCTGGACACCCTTATCATATAGAGCATCAAGGAATTTATCAAATATCTTTTGTTTTGTTTTTTCTCTTATGAAGATACGAACAAAACTTCCCTTTATATCTGTACGCGACACAAATCTAGCAATGTCTTTTATAGACTCATCAGAAGAATCATCGTAGTTAAATATGTGGAATATATTATTTTCGTTTTCTACAAATGTCAATTCCATTGTATTGGTATCAAGTACATGAAATCCTTTTTTGTAATTGACATCACCAAAATTCATCTGATATTGACTACCGAGATAGAAAATATTTTTATCGCTTTGTTTTAAATGAAAATGCCCAGACAAGACCATTTCAAATTTATTAAAGTCAGAAACAGAAAGTCCATGACTGTGTTTTACTCCATGAACGACTTGAAATCCTACAATTTCAAAATGACCACCTATGACTCTACAAGAAGAGTTCTTGATATGGGAAACAATTGAATCGTGATTTTCCTGAGTAATCCAAGGAACTAAAGTGATGCACAAATTTTCAAATGTCAAGTCGGTAGGAGTATCGATCAAAACAAAATGTTCATTGTTCTGAAATAACTCCTTGATTGAATTTACATCGTTTGTGTTTCTATAATATGTGTCGTGATTGCCTAATGTGATGTAGGTTTTAATATTAGCATTCACTAGTGGTTCAATAAATCGTTTTCTGACAGAAGAAAGTGTATTGAAATTAATATACTTTCTCCTGTCAAAAAAGTCGCCAAGGTGAATGATCGTATCTATTTTATTATCAATCAAATAAGGTATGAACTTATTTTGAAAGAATGATAATATATGTTCTAGAAAAAACGGTGAATCGTTACGAACACCAAAATGGGTATCGTTAATGATGGCAATTTTCACTTGCGTTTCCTTCTTTTCCTTTTTTTCTTTTCTGGTTCCATTTTTTCAATGTCAGCTTCAGTCAAGGAAAAATGTTTGCTGATAAAATCAGAATATGATGTTATATCTGGTTGAGATCTTAACCAGTCAACGATCTTTCCATCAAAATCATTCATTTCTAAACATTTATATTTCACATATGCTTGTTTCTTTTCTTTTTCTATTCTTCGCAGAAAAGCATAGTAAATTATTTGTGTAAAATATGAAAATGGATTTGACGACTTTTCTGGATCAAAATTGTGAGCATATAATATGCAATTTTCTACGCCATCACCAATCATATCTTCCCTAAATGGGTAGTTGATAAAATTTGGTCGATGAGAAAGGTGTTCAGCAATTTTGAGAAAACACTCAGCAATGTAGTCGGTCAAAGGAGGTCGTTTTTCTTCTCCAGACGCTTCGTATTCCTCTACTAGTTTTCTCCACTCAGTCATAGACTTGCAAAACTTTTCATTGTCTATGTAATGCTTGGCACTCTTAACTTCTTGATTTATGATTTCTTCTGTTTTTTCTTTTTTCTTCATTGTTGTCCAAAGTATAACATGTTTATGCAATCTTGCAAGTGTTTATAAAGATTTTTCAAAAAAGTCATGATTGTACTCTTGACAGGAAAAGCAAAGTATGTGTATAATCTTTGTGTGGGAAAAAGAAGAATAGGCTTCTACTAAGCTCTTACTTATACTCATCAGAACCTGGATCTGGATTCCAGTCAGACATTTTGTTCCCAAAATCAGATCTATTTTTTTCATCACCAGTAAATCGATTCTTTCTTTTTACTTCCTTAATCATTCTGAGTAAGTCCTGTGGATCCAAAATATTCGCAGTAATTAAATTCATGATTGCCTCTGATGGAATCATCATAGTCACATAAATACCGTGACGGTCTAACTCACCTGGAGCAAATTCAACGCTTGGTTGTTTTTGCTTTTTTCTTTTACCTTTTAATGGTTTGTGTTCTGGATTATTCCAATCTGCAAAATCAGATTGATTTTGTGTCACATCCTGCACAAGTGAGTTTAAAAAATCATGAAACAGTTGTTCATGTTCTAAAAGATCATTTGCTGCTGATTCATTTTCAGAACTTACAATTCTTTCGTCTAGATTTTTTTCTGAATCTAACTGTAATACATACAATTTTTTTGTGTCTTCCTTTGGTTCATATTGTAAAGCAATATGATTTTTTGGAATCAAAACGGTTTTGTCATTTGTCTGTGCTAACCAATCACGAAGAATAGTCATATCGTATTGTCCATTTTTATCAGTCATTGTTGATGACTTGAATACAAATGGATTACTGATTTTAAATTTTGTCTTGGTTTCTTCGATAACTTGACAAATTAATTCTTCACCGCTTCGTAGTCTGAATATTTGTAAATTCATCTAAACTCCTAAGTAGATTTTAATCTTGTCAAACTTGAAACTCTCATTAGTATATATGGTTAGTCGTTCATCTAGATGACGAAGAGCATGGTTACGGTAACTCTTCCAACTTAGATCATCACCTATATCATATACTGTTACCTTGTCTTTTGTCTCGGACTTTCTGAGTCCTCGTCCAATTGACTGAAGCACACGAATAACTGATTTTGACGGAGATGCAAATACAATCGCATGTATGTTCTTAATATTAATTCCTGTGCTACAAGTACCATAGGATGCCACAAGAACACTATTATCACTTTTATCTACAATTTTACGAATTTGTTCTCTGTCTTCAACTTCTGTCTTTCCACAGATGAGATAGCAGTTTTTCTTTTTCTCTTTTGAAATGCTTTGAAATAAAGGAACTCCATGCTTATCAACATAATTAAACAGGACAAGAACATTCCCATTAATACTGTTTGCAAGGTTAGTAATAAATTGATTTCTTTTATCATTTGTTACAATCCAGTCAATCTCTTCTTGGTACTTTGCTCTCTTGATTGTTTCCACATCCACCGATGGATATTTTAATATAAGACATTGAATGTTTAATTGTGCTAAAACTTCTTTGTCTATCAGTTCTTTTGTTGAAGTTACCTGATGAACTGCACCAAATAAACCCTCAAGAACAAGTTTATGGACTTGAGTTCCATCCAATGTACCTGTAGTTCCGATTCTATAATCACATTTTTTTAGTTTAGTCATAATTTTAGTCAATGACTTTGCCTTGAATAAATGCGATTCGTCACCGATGATGGCATCGAATTGATTAAAAAATTCCTCTGGTTGGTCATGCAGACTTTGCCATGTTGAAATTACGACTCTATGCGGAGATATTTTTTCTTGTCCAGCATATATCAAATGAATGCTTTTTGATATTTCTTTTGTGTTTGCATAGTCCTCGAAGTCTGATTTAAGTTGAGTTACCAATCCTGTGGTTGGAACAACAATCAGTATTTTATTTTTTGTTCTCTTCAGTAACTCAAGAAGAATCATATAAATGATGAGACTTTTACCAGACCCTGTTGGAGATATCAAAAGACATCTTCTATTTCTTAGTGCATGTTTTATAGCATCAATTTGATAATCATGGGGAATGATTTCTGTATTATTTGAGTATACTTTTGGAAAATTTACTTCTGTTTCATCTGGAAGCAAAGACGACTCGTATTCAACCTTATACCCTCTGTCTTTTGCAAATGAAAAAACATATGGAAGCAATCCTTTGTATATTTTTTGAGTGAGTAAATTGTAAAGACGAATCTTACCGTCCCATTTTTTCTTTCTGAATGCTGGATTATATTCTGAATTAGGTATCTTGAAAGTAAAAAACATACTCAACTCTTTTGAGATAGATTTGTCGCAATCTATCTCAATATAAACTGAGTCTATGTCTTTTATTTTAATCATGATCCTTGAGTAAATTTAATCCAATCAATTGTTGATCGAATATTCCAGATTTTATTTGCTATTATTTTTGCTACACTTTCAATGTATATGACTTTTTCTTTTTGTGCAAATGCTTTGTTTGCGAGGGTGATTACTTCAGAATCACTTTCTACAAATCGATCGACATCTTGTTTTATAATTGCAAGGTCAAACGGTTCCCAACCCTTTTTCTTCAATTCTTCATCTGACATTTTGCCAGAATAATATAACCATTTGTCTCTTCGTAGAACCTTAAGTTTGGAGTCAATACTTTCTAGAATTATTTTTTCATCCATCAATAAACATAAGTATTTGTTATGTAATTGTGGTATACGAATGGATTCGTCGTCTAGATGATTTGCGTCAACCGCAACATCAAGTTCTGCTTGTATTTTAATTTCATTGAGTGTCATAATATAAACTTTACTATAAAATTAAGGGTTTGTCAATACATCTATTTCGTAATATGTGTAAGAAAATGTAGTAGTTGCGATTATTGCGTCAGTATCTGTTAATGCACTGTCAAAATCTATACCAGAAATAAATGTTGGATATATGTCATGATATGTAACTCGAATAATTGGTTTGTATTTGCTATCTGTTACCAATAACACTCCAGTTGCAACTTTTTGGTGCTCTTTTACAATTTCTCCTGGTGTATCATAAGAAACACCAAGTTCTCTCATCCATTGGTAGATCTCAATCCAGTTGGTCATGTCTTCATTGACAATAAATCCAACTTGAAGATCTTCATAAGTGTAAGCAGTGCCTGGTCTACGAATTACTATACCCGTTGGATTTGACTGTATAGAGGTTCCGAAACTCACAGCAGGGATGTTTGCCCTCTGACAGAAGTAGGTCACAGTGGGGCATCTAGAAATTTTTAATTGAAACTTGTTGTTCGTGAGAAAATTAGTATTTACTGGAACTGTTGGATTAGTTGTATATAGATCTCCTGTTATATCAGGAAACTTTTCAATCATATTCTTTTTTGTTTGATACTGTGATAATCCCATATGAGTATTTATAAAAGAAAACCCACGGGTTTCCCCGTGGGTTTCGTATTAGATTAGTCTATTATTTAGACGTATCCACCAGTTTGACCGTGGAGATTCTTGACTGCGAATAGACGGTAGTATGCATTGCTATTTGAATCAAGACCTTCTTGATCAGTAGTAATTGCATCGCGACCCTTACCGAATGGGTTGGCAACTAGACCGTAACGAGTCTTGAAACCAATCTTTGGTTGGAAGGTGTCTTGACCGACTGCGCGTACCATTTGTAGAGGAACGTATGGGCAGTAGAACATACCAGCGTCGTATGGGGATGCACCCTTATAACCAACAGTAACAAAGTTTGCATTGTTCTTAGCAAATGGATCGATGAAAACCTTGTACTTGCCATTGAGAACACCAGCAAATACATTACCTGTATCATCAACATTCATTTGAACATTGAGTGCTGGTGAAAGGTTGAGGAATCCACCCATTGCAAGTGCTGATGCAACATCTGCGCTGCAAAGGATGAAATTACCACGACCTCTACGAGTATCCTTAGCAATTGTATTTGCTTCGCGTTCAATTTGGAACATTAGACCACGGAAGCGTTCTGCTGACCAACGACCGTCTGAGTCTGCAAGAAGATCGTAGATACCACCAGTGCCAGAGTTTGCAAGATCTGATTGTTGGCAACCAGTCTTAGCAATGGTGTACATTGCGCGAAGAATTTCACGGTTGATTTCATTCATAATTTCAACCGAGAGAATATTAGCAAGTTCTGACTCAGCATCAAGACCGTGGACTGCTTTGAGGTCTTGTGCAAGTTCGGTAGTATATTCTGCCTTGAGAGCGCGTGAACGTGCTTGTACAGCAATTCTCTCAATGCTAAATGCCATTTCACGGAAGTAATTTGAACCATCTCCAAGTTTTTCAGCAGTGCTTGTAAGCATTGCGCGGAAATCGTTGAATAGATTAGTACGAGTACCAGATTCATCAATTGGTTGAACACCAAGAGTATGACCATAAAGAATACCAGTTGTACCTAAGAAATTTGCTCCTGCTTGAGTTGCAACTGAAGTGCCTGATGCACCCG